TTCCTAGCCATGAATAAAGAAACAGGAGAGTTAGCTTTATTCAGACCGTCTGACTTTGATAAACCAAATATTAAAAAGAAAATAAGAGATGTTAAGAAAGCAATAAAGCTTGACAAGCCACCTCAGAGATGTTATAATGCAGAACCAGAAGGCAGCTCTGGTAATATGAAACTTGCTAAAGGATGCGTATATTGCAGACATAAGTTTGAATGTCATTCAGATGCTAACGATGGACTTGGTCTAAGAGTATTTAAATATGCAAGAGGTTATACTTATTTAACACAAACACCAAAACCACCTAAAGTTATAGAGGTTACACATGAATGGCAGAAAAGCAAAAAGACTACGTAAACATTCTAAACAATTATTAATAAGATGGATTAGGTCTATGACTCCTGATGGAGAAGACGCAACTAAAATTACTGCAAAAAATTTAGATGAATTCTTACCAGAAGATACTCACATATTTGCTAATAATAAATTTATGGTTAGTGCTTATAGTCTCAGATGGTTCTATAAAAAAGTAAAAGAAAATCCTAATGCTACATTAGAGGAGATAATGAATGGCTCGTAGAAAACCTAGAAAGGTAAGACCTAAAGATAAAAATGCACCTAGAGGATACGATAGTTTATGGGAATATGAAATACATCAAAGACTGTTCGGAGACTGGTTACACCATTACGATACTATAAAATATAATGTTCCTAAAAAATATGAACCTGATTTTGTAAAAGTATTTGATGAAGATAAAGTTATTCTAATAGAAGCTAAAGGAAGATTCTGGGATTATGCAGAGTATAGTAAATATATACATGTCAGAGATGCGTTAGAAGATAATGCTGAACTGGTTTTCTTTTTTCAAAAACCTTTAGCACCTATGCCTCAGTCTAAAAAACGTAGAGACGGAACTAAAAGAACCCATGCTGAGTGGGCTGAAGCAAATAACTTTAGATGGTTTGATGAAGATACACTACCGGAGGAATGGAGAAATGACTCAACACAAAACAATTAATGATGTAATAATAAAACAAGAAAGAGATTTAGAAATAGAAAAAGAAAGAGACATGGTTAACAATCCTAAACATTATAATACAGGAGAGATTGAATGTATAGATGCTATTGACTCTATGTTAACCTCAGAAGAATTTATAGGATACTTACGAGGTAATTCTTTAAAGTATCGTTGGCGATTTAGATATAAAAACGGTACTGAAGATTTAAAAAAAGCAGAATGGTATGAAAAAAGACTATTAGAATTATTAGACAAAATAGAATATTACAGATAAAAATTATGGTAGAAGATAAAGTAGGACACAAACCTTATTTAGGTATTGAGATAAATTACGATAAAGAAAAAAAGCTAGACAAGTTTAGTTTAGATACATTAAGAGATAGATATTTCTGGGAGGAAGAAACACATGCACAAGAAGCTTTCGCAAGGGCTGCAGTATTTGCTGCCACCTTCAAGGGTGTTACGGATTATGAAATGGCTCAAAGACTTTACAACTACAGTTCCGATTGTTGGTTCATGTTTAGCACTCCTATACTTAGTAACGGGGGTACAACTCGTGGGCTTCCTATTAGCTGTTTCCTCAATTATGTACCTGATAGTAGGGATGGTCTATCTGCTCACTATGATGAAAACATATGGTTGGCTAGTTCAGGTGGAGGCATTGGTGGATATTGGGGAGACATTAGGAGTAATGGTATTTCTACTTCTTCAGGCAGTCGTTCTACTGGTTCTATTCCTTTCATTCACGTAGTTGATTCTCAGATGTTAGCCTTTAATCAAGGTGTTACTAGAAGAGGTAGCTATGCTGCTTACATGGATATATCTCATCCAGAGATTGAAGAGTTCATTAACATGAGGAAAGAATCTGGTGGCGATATAAATAGAAAGTGTTTAAACTTACACAACGGTATTAACATTACTAATGATTTTTTAAAAGCTGTAAGAGACGATTTAGATTGGAGATTGATAGACCCTAAAACAAATGAAGCTGTTAAAACTATAAATGCTAGAGAGTTATGGTGGCAGATTATCTATGCAAGAGCAGAAACAGGAGAGCCTTACATGATAAACATAGACAACTGTAACGATGCTTTACCTCAAGGACAAAAAGATTTAGGTTTAGAAATAAAACAAAGTAACCTATGTTCAGAAATAACTTTACCTACTAACGAAGAAAGAACAGCAGTATGTTGTTTGTCTAGTGTTAACTTAGAGCATTATGATGAATGGTCTAAAGACGATTACTTTATAAAAGATTTAATAACTATGTTAGATAATGTTCTACAACATTTTATTGAGAATGCTATTGACACATCACAACTGGGAGAATATAATGCAAACTTTAAAAGATTTAAAGGATATGTCAAAGAAGGTAAAGAAGGCTTTACAAAAGCTGCTTACTCAGCTTACAGAGAACGTTCTTTGGGATTGGGTGCGATGGGTTTTCATGCCTATCTACAATCAAACGGAATTCCTTTTGAAGGAATCCAAGCTACGGGATTCAACTATCAAGCGTTTAAACATATTAAAAAGAAAGCTACGAAAGCTAGTGAGGAACTGGCTGATATTCGTGGTGAAGCACCTGATGTATCTGGTTCTGGGATGCGTAATGCTAATCTCCTTGCCGTTGCTCCTAACGCTAGTAGTAGTATTATATGTGCTGGTACGTCTCCCTCAGTAGAACCTTATCGAGCAAACGTCTTTACTCATAAAACTTTATCAGGTTCTTATCAAGTAAAAAATAAATACTTAGAAAAAGTTTTAAGAAGTAAAGGATTGAAAGGAGAAGAACTTGACAACGTTTGGAAAGACATTGCCGGTAAAAACGGTTCAATACAACATCTGTCTATGTTAGACGATACTGAAAAAGAATTATTTAAAACTGCAAATGAGATAAATCAAATATGGATTATTGAACATGCCCATAAAAGACAAGAGTTTCTTTGTCAGAGTCAGTCAATAAATTTATTTTTTGTGTTACCGAAAGCCACTGAAGAACAAGATGCTCACGATACATATATGCAATATGTAAATGATGTTCACTGGTACGGTATGCATAATTTAAAATCACTTTATTATTTTAGGTCTGATGCAGCTAGAGCAGCAGAGAATGTTAATATAAAAGTTCCACGAATAAAGCTAGATGATGTGGAATGTATAGCTTGTGAGGGATAATATGAAACACAGTATAGCAATGTTAATAGTTAGTATACTAGGTATTGGTGGAATACTCTATACAACTATCATAAATGCAGAAGTGTCTGGGTACGGAGACGTACATGGTTGTGGAGGTGAATGTTACAAAGAATATACTGTAAAGTATGGTACATTTACAGAACAACTAGAAGCAAAAAGAGTTGCAATGCAAACAGAAACACCTGCTGATAAAGGTGCTAAGATATATGTTAACTGTAATATGTGTCACGGCATGAAAGGAGAAGGAGGTATTGGACCGAAACTATCTGGCAGTACGTCTATTGTAAAAATGTTAATGCAATATAAAAACGGAGAAACTAGAGGTGCACAGTCTGCTCTTATGTGGGGTCAAGCTGCTAACTTATCTTCTGAAGATATGAAAAATTTACAAGCTTACATTGATACTTTATGAAACCAAAACATGTTAAAAGATTTGAAGATTCTTTATCTTATCCAGAGTACACTGAAGAAGATAAAAAGAAAGGTATGAATAATAAAGACTTAGACTTCATGGCAGAAAAGCCTTTACTCTGGGCAGTAATAATACCGTCTATTTTTGTAATTGGTATAGGATTGTTACCTTTCATTACAATGCTAATTTTTTTTGACAAACCAGAATTTCTTAAACCATAAGGAGGTAATTATTATGAAATGTTGGCACTGTAATACAGAATTAATTTGGGGTGGAGACCACGATATTGAAGAAGAAAACGAAGAGTTTACAATGGAAACAAATTTAAGCTGTCCTAATTGTAGAGCTTTTGTTGTAGTTTATTTACCTAGAGGAGAAAATTATTATGACTAAATATTCAGGAGCACTATTGTATAAAGCTCTAGAAACAAAATACAAAGCAGAAAAAGCAGAAGCTAAAGCTAACCTTGAAGTATTTTTTGAACACAAAGTAGCCGTAGCAGACCACCCTAATGTTGTCGAGTCTATGGATAAACTTATAAAAAAATATTCGAGTGCTTCAGAAAAATTAGAAATATTACAGGAGGATTTTTAATGAGCTTATTAGGAACAAGAGATTACTACAAACCATTTGATAACCCATGGATGTTTGATTACTATGTATTACAAAATCAAATGCATTGGATGCCGGAGTCTGTACCTTTACATACAGATGTTAAAGATTGGCAAGAGTTATCTAATACTGAAAAGAACTTATTAACACAAATATTCAGGTTGTTTACACAGTCCGATGTAGATGTTGGTTCTGGTTATATAGATAGATACATGAGAATATTTAAAAAACCAGAAGCAAGAATGATGATGGGTTCATTTGCTAACATGGAGTCTATACACCAACATGCTTATAGTTTATTGTTAGATACTGTCGGTATGCCTGAGATAGAGTACAAAGCTTTTTCCGAATACGAAGAGATGTCTAACAAACACGAGTACATTAGTAATTTGAAAACAACTAAAAGAGATAAAGAAAGTATTGCAAAAACTTTAGCAGTGTACTCAGCTTTTACTGAAGGACTACAACTGTTCAGTAGCTTTGCAATCTTGTTAAACTTTCCAAGGTTCGGTAGAATGAAAGGTATGGGTCAGATAGTTACCTATTCTATTAGAGATGAGTCAATGCATGTTGAAGCCATGACAAAACTTTTTAGAGAGTTTATTCAAGAGAACATAGAAATATGGACTGACAAGTTTAAAAAAGAATTATACGATATATGTAGACACATGGTAGAACTTGAAGATAAATTCTTAGACTTAGTGTTTGATATGGGAGACATACAAGGATTAACTAAGAAAGATATGTATGCCTATAATAGATATATAGCAGATAGAAGACTGCTACAACTAGGACTCAAAACAAACTTTGACCAGAGGGAGAATCCGTTAGGTTGGTTAGATGAAGTTATGGGAGTTGAACATCAAAACTTTTTTGAGGGTCGTGCTACTTCATACATGAAGGCAGGATTAAGAGGAAGACAAGACCAGATAACTTTCGCATCCATGGAGGAGAATAATGGCGAAGAAGAAAGAAGCTAATATAATAAGTTTTAAAGTAGTGCTTACTGCTAACAACGATATTGTTACGGAGTTAAGTATGCTACCGGTAGAAGAAGTAGATAAGGTATTTAAAACTAGAGACGAGAATGAAATAGTTAAGACTATCCTACAGGCAGGAAAAAAGAAATTTTCCACCTTACATAATTATTTTCAGAGTGAACTAGATTTTATAAAGTAGTTCTTATAGTGCTGTAATTGAAGCATACATTACTGTCATTGTTATCCAGAACAGGATACAGAGGACACAGAAATCCTCGCCATTGCCATTTTTCACTAGCTTTTTTTACCTCCATAAGCATTGGTTAAAATTATTTTGAATCTGTTTGTTTTAGCTTGTCATAGCTTCTCATTCCTGCAATTCCTAACATGCCGGTTAGAAGTGGCATCATTACACTAGCATCAGCTTGTGGTATATCTATACCAAAACCTTTTGCTATTGGTGAGATTAAAAAGTTAATAGCTAATCCGGCAACACAAACATAACCTGTTAGTGGTCGCCATGAAGATTGAAACCAATTACCTTTAGCTTCAAGTTTATTTATTTCTACCTGTGCTAGATTAGCCTGATGAAATAGTGTTTTTAGTTCGTGGTCAAGTTGGGCTTGTAAGTCTTTATCTTTTACTAGCTTACCAACTAAATTACTCACTGGTTTTATTAATGTTTCAAACATCTTTTGCCTCCAATATTTTTCTAAGTTTTTCTGCTTTCTCCATAGCTGAGTCAGCATGTAAATCTTGGTCTACAACTTTTTCAAGTTTTATAGAATCTATTTTTTGATTGGGAATATACCTCCATGTATATCCATCATCTGAGTATACCCCGAATACAGTCTGGGTAAACCCTATTTTAATTATCATTGCTACTTGTCCATCGAGAATAACTTTGTCTCCTTCTTTAAAAGAGTTGCTAAGTCTAAAGGAAGCACCTTTTACAAAAGACATAGACCAGTCTTTCACAGCTAGACCAGTTAGCAAAGTTATTATAAAGCCGATAGCCTCGACATAGTATTGTTCTAAGTCCATATTATTTTATTTCAGGGTCAAAGTCTATAGTTCTTTCTAGAGCTTTATTAACTTGCTCAATAACATATTCAGCAACGTCTTGTTCTTTTCTCTCTAGTTTTTTTTCTACAGAATTTGTAAAGTATGTATCTAGTAAAGCTTCATAGATGTTTCTAAAGTCTTCTCGCCTTATCCAAGGCTCGTCACCTTTGGTTCTAGCTTTACAATCTATTCTATATGCTTCGTCTAAATCTCTTTCTCTGTATAATATCAACATTAGTAGCTCCAAATACGAGGAGTGGCTCGTGAGTTATCCATATCTATATGAATAAATCTTGAAGCATGGTCTCCTTTTTGTGCAACTCCTATCCTATTAATACCCTCTTCCAGAGCTATTTTAACGAGTGTCATGGCTTGTTCTCCGTTGACTAGTATATCCATAGCCTTACCAGAAGAATGAGCTCCGGGAGAGCTCTTTTTAGCTTCTATGGGGTGTTCTGGAGAACGATAAGCACTGCTTACTTTGAAAGGGAAACCACAACGTTCTCTAATCCTTTCAACTGTCTGCATAAATGCCCAGTCCATATCACATAGACCAGTGTGTTTGCATTTAAGTTCATCTTCTGTAAAGTATTTATACATTATTTGGATGCAATTAATTTTTTAGATTTTAAATCGTTTATATTACCGAGAAGAATATTAGTTTTAGCACCTTCTCCTTCTCCTCTACCTACTCTGGTTTTGTAGTTTCGTATCTTTTTAAATTGATTACTTAAAAATCCTTTTAGCCCTCTGGTATATTCCATTTTTAAATATCCATCTTCATCCCACTCAGGTCCATAATATTGCCTTGGATTATTAGATAATTTAGCATCATTAAAATTAAACTGGTCTCTAAAATAAATATCTCCGTTGTCTTCAACCGCTATACTTCCTTGTCCAAAAGTATATTGTAAAGAACGTGCAGGGTTGTTTATAAGTTCAAATGGATTATCTCTTACAGTGGAAGTTCCTCCTGCACCAAAATCTCTCCAATCATCATAATCAACAACAAATTTATCTTGAGAAATATTTCTCATTACTATATTTTTTAAAAGTGTAAACTCTTCTTCACTGAAATCTTTTTTAGTTATATTTTCTTCTTCACCAAAAAAACTTTGTGTTAATTTATCTGCCCTATCTTTAGTAAAAATATTTCTAAGAAAATCATATTTAGTATCTGAAGCTAGTTGTCTTGCTGCTAAAGGTAAAATTCCAGTATAAAATTCTTCATCATCTTTGTGTATAGCTTCAGCTTCTTGACCTCTAT